ACTGGGCAACTTGTTTGCTGAATTCGGGCGGGAGTTCTGGCCCCGGTGCGGATTCGCCTGGCATTTTGAACTTGGCCCACTGACCCTCTTCAGAGAGCGTTTTTTGCAACTCTTCAGAGAGCATTTTTTGCAATTTCTCAAATGATGCTGCCACTTCTTTTGAAGGGGTAGGGGCCTTCGGCACATACGCGCCGCCTCCGCCGGCCTCACCGAACATCTGTTGAGTTGGATCTTTCGGCATTTCCATTGCCAGCCGCATGCGCTGTTCATGGATCATGCCGGCTGCAATCAGCGCGTCCTCTTCGCGCATGGGCTGCGGGGCCAGTTCGTCGCTAGGCACTGTAGGCACGACGTTTCCTCAATTCGGGGACATCGAGTTTGCGCGGTTGCCAGACGGGGACCTCCTCGGTCTCGCCGAAGGCGCCTGGATCGGCTTTGCTGCTCATTTGCCGCGCGGTGGTTGCTTGCGAGAAGGTTGCCTGTGCGCCGCCGGGGATGCTTGCGGCGGTGCCGTCTGCGCCCCTGGCCAGTTGCAGCGGCTCGGTGCGATATTCGGGAGCGTCGGTAAACCAGGTTGCGGTCACTGAACGCCGATTGACGAGACCTTGCAGGCGCTGACCGCCGGCATTGACGTATTGCTGGATTTGTTTCTGCGCTGATTTCCAATCGCCGGCGGCGACCGAGCGGGCCAATCCCTGCCGCATCCAACCGGCACCGGCGTTATATGTCAGGTCGGTGAGCGCGGCGCGCGGACCTTCGGGAAGGTTTGGAAATGCCTGATCGACGGCATAACTTGCCTTGGTCAGCTCGGTCTTGAACCGCCGTTCCAGAACCTCACGCGGCTGGATGTCGGTTGGCCCGCTGGCGCGGGTGCCGTATCCGCTGGACCATTGGTGATAGTCCCATTGCGGGCGCTCGCTGTAGCCTTCGAAGGACTTAATGGAGGTGACGTACTTGTCGTCGAGGCCGTGCTCGGCCGGCATCTGCGCAATGCGCTGTTGTTCCTGATCGTGCAGGATACCCGCGGCAATCATCGTATTGGCATCCGCCTCGGGTGGCTGCAGCTCATCGTTGGGCACGGTTGGCATTATTTCTGCCTGAAGTTGGCGTAGGGATTATTATGCTGGCCGTTGAGCAAGGTCCCGGCCCCGAGCTGTACATTGGTGACTTGCGCAGGGGCAAACTTGGTTGCGTCGGCGACATCGATTTGGCTGCCGCCGTAGACGATGGTCCACTGGCCTTGGACGGGCATATAGACGGGCTGGGTGAGGGTGATGCGGTCTGCCATTATGCTGATCCTAGAAGTGTTCTGCCGGCGGTTTGTTGTTGTGGGGCGATGCCGGCGCCGAGGAAGGATGGGAATGCGGAGGTACGTTTAGGTTTCATGATGCCGGCCTGGGCACCGAACAGGGGCGGTGGTGGCGGTGCCGCCGGCATGGCCGGTAGGGCCGGGGACGGCGGTGGCGATGGCATCATGAAGCTCATTCTTTTGCCTTTCCGCCCAATGGTGACACGGAGCCCCTTGCGTAAGGCCCGCCCATGCCGACCATGTAGTCCTCCATGGCCTGCGGCATGGTTGGCGCCGGACCCTTCATGAGGTTGTCCTGATCGAGGTAGGACTTGTCCATTGCGCTACGGTAGTTTTCGTATGTCGTGCGACGCACGGCGCTGCGTTTGGCTGCGTCGGCCGAGCTCATTCTTCTGGCCATTCCATCATTCTCCGGCATTTACATTCTCTCGTAGTCATGATCGCGCACGGCGATGAGTATCTTGAACCAGGCAGCATCGCTGGCCTCGCTGTCGGCAAGGCGTTCGACGAGCGGCCAATCGATGCGGACTTTGTTGTCCTTATCGATGTAGAAGGCGCGTTGACCCGGCTCCTCACTCATTTGTTGAACATGTCCTTTTGTCGATCATCGACAACCGTCCTTGGCCGTGGTTTTTTCACCTTTCTCGCTTTTGCAAATCTGCGTTCCTCTTCGAGTATTTGAAGAGCGCGATGAAATTCCTTGTAGACAAGAACATGACGATCACGAAAGCCATGTTCATATTCCAACTTTTGGTGTGTGATAGGAGTACAAGGGAAAGCATTTGTGAGGCTGACATCAGACCGGCGGCCGTTCCAATGATCGATGTTGAATTTGCCTTCGATTGGATTGCCATCATCATCAACAATTCTTGTTCTCCGATCGATTGGATCTTTACCGCCAAATTCCCATAAGACCGTCAGACATATTTTGCGTTGGTTTGCGGCGCTGAAATCCTTGCGCTTATTTTCCGTTGCTCGCCTATGCTCCTGAAACTCTTTCTGGTGCTTGCACTCGCGTTCGCGTTGTTCGTTTCGGAACTGGACCACATTATTATTAACCTCTTTCGTGCCTTCTATTGCACCTTCTCTTGCACCTTCTCTTGCCTCTTTACGCATGACATCGATCAGATACGCCGGAAGGATTTCATGATGGCGACGTTCGATGTGATCGCGGAAAACTTCATTCATGTAGGCATGAAGCTCGTGCGAAAGGTATCTTGCGAAAGCAAGGGCAATTTGCCAATGTGCCCAAGTTGAACCTCGTTGACCGCGGTCAACAATCCAAACCTCGTTTTTGGCGAGGTTAAAATTGTCTGTTACGAAGTTAATCCATTGCTTGGCTTGCTCAGTTTCGGCCCAACGCCAGACTTCTTTACCCTCAACGGACCCAGATGCTCGCCACATGTCGGTCAGGCAAATGCGCTCGCGCTCTATCGCGATGGAAAGACCGCAATAAACCAATGCCTTATCAGTGGCCATATCCATGGCTCATGCCGCCATTCGCTCCGGGCTGAACGGGTTCCATTCCGTCTCCACCAATGGCTTCCCCGGACCGGAGTCGCCTGCGTGCGCATGCTGTGCGACGGGAAGCGCGAACGTCAGAGCTAGTGCGTCTGCCAGGTCCGGGGAATCGAGCCCGCGCTTCATCATGTCCTCCTTCTTCTCCAGGAGGATTTCGTTGCGCAGGTTATAGGTATAAGTCGGCCCGACGAGCTGGGCCTTCAGATCCTGGTTGTCCGGAATAGCGCCTGACGCCAGCCACTGGCGCATGCAGCCCCACATTTCGGCGCGTTTGTTGGCGTATTGCTCGCCCTGGTTTCCCGTCGCCCACCCGGTTCCCTGCTGCTTGGCGCCGAACTGGACATCGAAGCAATGAATATGCAGCGCCCGCAGCTGATCGATAACGCCGCCGCCGACGCCGCCGCCATCCACGAATATAGCGTCAACCCTATACCGATGGTACGCCTCGGAGACTTTGCCAGCGAGTTCGACGGTCGAAAGCCCGCGCATGCGGATCGGCTCGATTGAGCGCGCATCTCGTCCCTTGCGAAACCAGATGACACTCTCGTTCGTCCCATATCTTGCCACGTCCACCCCCACGACCAATGGATCATGTGAATGGGCGATGGCTTCGGCGGCTGCCGCGGCCTCTATAGTTGCCGAAGATATAAACTCCTGCTCGCCGGTCCTTGGAAACACGCCCCTTACACGTATACGAACGAAATCGCTGTCCTCGCCATAGGTTGTTATCCATTCGTCATGCAGTTTGCGGTTGGTATTAAATGGCACATTGCGGGCGTCGATCTGCTCGATATTCCACAGCGCCTTAAAGCGTCCGAAGCATTCGCGAAAGCGCCCCGTATTCCTGGTCGGATTGCCGAATACGCACCACACAATCTCGGTATTAAGGTCGGTCAGTGCGCCTTCGGTCGTCTCCCAGATGCAATCACTAATCCAGCTTGCCTCGTCGAAAATAACAAACAGCCGCTTACCCTTATTATGCAGGCCGGCGAATGCCTCCGGGTTGTTCTCGGACCAGGGTATAAAGTCTGCCCGCCAGGTCATGGTGTGAGCGGGGTCGGTGGAAATCATGGAGGTGGCGGCCATGTCAAACATGTGGCTGCAAATGAACAGCCGATGCCACTTAGCCAATTCGGCCCGTGTCTTTGTCTCCAATTGGGTCTTGGTATTAGCGGTAATTACCCCCCTGGTATCCTCGCAGGTCGCCATGGCCCACAGCACGATCCAGGCCACCAACGTGCTCTTGCCAATCCCGTGTCCGCTCGATCTCGCTATCCTTATCGCCCCATTGATCGCACGCGGATGGCCATGCCCGTTATGCAAGCTGTCCCGGATATGCTGGAGCACCCGCCGCTGCCACTCGGCCGGCCCCTGCATGCCCTCCAGCTCCCCTTCTCCCCACCTGAACGCACGCAGAACGAATTCGAGCGGGTCTTGAG